TAGATTTACTTAATGTTGCTTCTGAATCGTAAAGCGCTAATTTAAAAGTGTTCCCTGTCGTTGCTGTAAAATTATGCAAGCCTTTAAGAATCTCCACTTTAAAACTGTTACAAACAGCTTGATTTATTGCCATGTTGACCTCCTATGGGTTCTTTGACTCGAGAGGGATACGAATAACGCCGTCTCGAAATTCGTCTCTGCGGTCACGCCCCATCTCATACGTTGCGAGAGCCTGCACAGACTCGTTAAACATTTTATCATAATATTGTATCATATCTGCTGGACCTTTCAAGTATCCAAGAGCTTGTAAAATACAACCATATAAAAGCACGTTTGGAGCATTTTGACTTAACCAAGTAGACGTTTGTGTACTTGATAAACCATCAGGCTTGTACGTGTATGCGAGCTCTGTATTCAGAGCAACGTTTGGTGTTGGCGCAACATAGTGCGTATCTTGGTCCCACATAGCATAATACTTTGGAGTACCATTAGCCGTTCTATCTGGCCAATACTCATTCATAAACGAAATATCTTTCTGTATCAAGAACGTTCTGTCAGGAGTGGAAGAACTAGCATCATATATTTGCATATATCTGGTAGCCTGCCAATCACTAGGAAGAGGAATAAAAGGATTATCTACAGTTAAAGTAGCATAATCATATTTTCTATAATAATTAAGGTCTATTGTTCTCATTATTTGATCTTCAATAGATTTTATAAAAGGTTGAATAATTGAGTCAGATAAAACATTTGTATCTGTTTCAGTGTAATTTCTTACATTGGTATTTAAATCTGAATAATCGGTCATGATGTACTCACTGTAACATTTCCAACCCTAGATAACAACTGTGTCCTTTGTTGGGGTTGTTGTACATTTAAAGGCATCATACTTCTTTGAGTAGATGCATAAGCCACACCGTTTGCATAATAATTGGTAACAGGTTCTAAAAGAGTTTGAAAAGAATTAACTGCTTGACCATCCCCTGTTCCATCAAACACAGTTCCATTAGGAGAAAGAACAACTTGTCCATTGGCTTGTCTTACCGCATTGTCCCCTACATAAGCATTAGAGTCAGAAATTTGTGGGCGAGGATGTTGTAAAGATTGAGGATCAGTCGGATGATACTGAGGGTCTAATTGTGGTTGTTTAGGTTCAAACTCAGAAACATGCACCCATGAACCTGTCCATTCTTGCACCATTTCATTATAAGGAAATGCCATTCCTGACCTATCCGAAATTCTTAATGCAAATTTACCTGAAGCATATCTTCCCATTAATAACTCCCTGCCGTAACTCCAATATAAGGAACAAAGTGAGAGCTAACATTACCTCTATTAGTATCAGCCGCTCTTTTAAATTCTTCCTCATAAACTAACTTTAAAATTTGCGTTCTATCAGGTGCATATTTTAAAGCTAAATAATAAGCCAAACCTGCTGTAAGACATGGTAAAAAAGAAAAAGGAACTTCATTATTATTAGTATAGGCTCCTGAATCTTTCATTCTTAACATAGCATAAAACACTACGGTATAAGTAGTATCGGCTGCAGGGTATAAATATAAAGTTGGATTAATAGTTTTTTCAAAATAAAACTGTGTAGGTCTTCCACTCGTTGTCTTAACTGTATAATTTAAATAAGTAGAACGACTGATAGGGGTAGTAGAATATTCATTATTATTTGCATCACGTATAACTAAATCAGTAATATCAACAATTTCAGACGCAGCATTGGCTCCTGAACCATATAAATCAGTTCCCGAAAGACTTGTAATATTAGCAGTTAATGAAGCAGTTTGTTTCTTTATAGTCCAAAGATTAAGTCCTCTATTAGACCATTCAGCTAATAAAAGATTAAGAGAACGACGTGCGGTTTTAAGTTGATACCCAGTACGGTCTTGTAAACCGCATCGTTCAAAAGCTTCTTCTACAATTTCATCAATAGATAAATCAAAGTTCGCTGTGCTAGCATATGTAGGCATTTAATTTACTTCTTAGAAGCACCAAAGCCACGTTTTGCCATACCGCCACCACGTTTATTAATAACACCTTTACCTTTACCACTACCAAATTTACCATAAGATTCATCTCTACTTGCTTTTAATTGTTTTTTAGTACGTTTTTTTCTTACACGCATAGCAATAGACTCATCTTTTCTATCTTTATAGCCTTGTTCTTTTTTACCAACACGACCACCGCGTTTCATTTTAGATGGACCACGATCCAAAAGTTCTGTAGGCATACGTTTTGATTTTTCATCAACACCATATCCTCGTGAATACATCATGTCACCTGTACGACCACCCATGTTCATTTTTTTAACTTTTCCACCACCACGCATTTTAGCAGTTTTCTTTTTACCCATCATGATAGACCTCCATTGATCTTTTTATATTTATTAGCACGAGATACCACAACGTCTTGATAGTATTCGTCAGGCCACATCTTATAGTAACCTTGTTTGTGCAATTTACCAGAAGCTTGCTGTAATTGCGAGAACTTTTGTACCAACATCATAGAATATTTATAATCGGGACCAGACACATTTTTATCTTTATTTGGAGAAACTAGAAACTTTTGTTCTTGCTCAGTAGCTGGATTAGAAGGATGAAAACTCATAAAATATAAGTCTTTTCTATTATACCATTCATTAAAATCTTCAGTAGCCATGTGAAGTTCATTTGGAGAATAACTAAAATAAGGGTCACAAAATATAAGAATTTCTACAACAGAAAAGTCTAAATTTTTTAAGCAATTATTTAATTCTTTTTTATAAGACGCATATTTAGATTTTACACTTACCCATACTTTTTTATCTAACCATGCTTTTTTAGCAAAAGGACAGGCAGGTACTCCGCCTAAATGAAGATTAGGAACTTCTAAAAAATGTTTAGACCAGAACCTAACATCATCTATTACCTGTTTCCTTGTCGGTTGTATTTTTTCCATGATTTTAACTTATGTTTATTTTTAGGTTTAGATCTTGAAGAATGACCTATGCTGGTTCTTTTCTTAACAGGGGTAAAATATTCGTTTGTTATTTTTTGTGGCATATCCTATAAATAAGTAAGAGCGCCGACTACCCAAAGAGTTCCAAAAAATATATATACTATTGTTACTGGTTCCATTAATCCCACTTTGCTTTAGCACGTAGAGACCATCTCTCAAATGCTTCTGCATCTATTTTTTTATCTACCATTGTAGCACCCTCTGGTACTTCATTATATAATGCAATTACTTCACCATCTTTAATTTCTACTATACCAGGACCACAGAAAGCATCCTTATCATATCCAGTGTTCTTTTTCTTAAGTAATCTTACTTCTTTCATACATGCTGATAATGACTTCATAGGAATATATTGTGTCATTTGAGTTGCTTGGTCATTCATGTTACCAAAAACAAACATAAGTATTACGCTAATGACTTCCATTTTGCCTCACTTTGTCCTCGAGCTTTTCTGTATCTAAAATTAATTTTTCTATATCTTGTTGTGCTCTTTTTATATTTACAGTGTTACTCATCATACCTTCCATTTCTTCTTGCATGGCTTCAATTTGTGTAGCCATAAATTCAATTAACATATCCTGTTGAGCATCCGCGGGTAAACTGCCCATTTCGCCTCTAGGCCATTTAATCCTGAATTCTGTATTTTTTTCGACGTCGGCAATCATCAACTTACCATTTGTCTCGATGTTATTCAGGCGCTCAATAATTCCAAAATAACTATATACGCCAATTCCAACGGCTGCAAGAATTGAGAGCAGGTTCCTCATAGGCATGCTAATCGCTGTATTATCTGATACTTTCATTTAGTCTCCGTAACTGTAATTATTAGGAACATCTTCGTTATCCTGTAATAATTGAAATATTTGATTATGTTGATCCATAATTTCTTTATCTTTATTTCTAGATTTTTTTAATTCTTTTTTAATGGTTTTCATATCTTCCATTAAATTTGCTAAATCTAACTTCATTTTAACTTGATTTTCTACAACATCTTGTTCATTTTCTTTTTCAAATTTATCATATAATATATTAACACGTGAATCCACTTTTGAGGTGTACCAAATAAGTGCTACAAACTGTAAAATTACTCCAAAAATTAAAGCATAATTAAGATTTTTGTTCATTTACGTTTTTCCTATTATATGTTTTTTTATTTTCTACTACTTGTGATTTATATTGCGGAGTATACAATTCTTGAGCAACAGGATTATTTTTTCTCATTGCCCTGTTACGTTTAGTTAAAAACCACCTATATTGTTTTTTCATTTATTTATCCTTTTTCTTCTTCTTTTGTACACCTTTACACATCTCTCGTACAGTAGCAAATTGCTCTCCTAGTTGAAGGTCTTTGTACTTCCCGCAGTTTTTAAGCAACTCTAATTCCTGCATTAATCGTTGATTTTCTTTTAATAAATCTATTGTATGGCTATCACAAGTGCTTTGTAATGGCCAACTAAAACGTAGCCCAATTGTCCCAGAATCTCCAAAATAATCATTATCACTATCCATTCGCCTGTCATAATCATAGCGGTCTAATTCAGTATATAATTCTAGGCGACCTCGTTCACAATTACGATCATTTAAATAATCATTTCTTGCATCTGCACTTTTAAATGCGGCAAATATTAAGACTAAAACTAAGATAAAAAATAACCAACGCATTAGTATCCTCCAGAAATAGTATTCTCCAAATCTTTCATATCATATTTAAATTGTCTTATTGAATCAGCGTTTGTACGAACTTGATCTTCTAATGCACGTAGTCCTGCATCACTTGCTGTTTCATATAAAAGTTTTTCTATGGCTTGAAGTTTTGCCTCGATACGCCCCACCCATGTCACTACATCGGTCATCTCACGCACGAGTTCCTCACGTGCGGCAGTATAGTTGTCTGAATTTCTTGTTGTGCGTTCAGAATAAATTTGATGTACATTATTTATTTCATCATCAAAACCCTTGTATATATTATCTATTTCCAGTTTAAGTAATGCAATTGTATCTTCATTATCATCAATTGTATTATTTAACTTATTGATGTAGTTAATTCCGCCGTATGCCCCTGCAAGCAAAGATAATACCACGGGTATGGAAGCAATATATTTAAGCATCGTCTTTTTTTCCTTGTGTTGGTATTCGTGTTCCCCCTACATATAAACCAAACCATGCGGCTCCCGCACCGACGACCACGGACACAAATGCTGATTGTGCGTTAGTCGGGTCAGGTAACTGCATAAACCATTCTGTTGTTCGCCAGAATGCTACTCCATATAACGTAATTAACAAGCGAGGAAAAATCCTCCACGCTGATAATCGTTCAGGTGTCATTAGCCTTTTTGATAAAGAATCGTTCCGTATTTAACTAAAGTAAATGTATATTTTAAACTTGTATCAACTCTAATTCCATCGCCTGGAAATTCAATATAATTTGCATTTTCTGTTGTAGAGCCGTCTGGTATTTGTATTTTAAATACCTCCGTTGCATCATCGTATAATACAATCGTGCCAGTAGCAGCGTCATTCATATAATAAACACCTAAAATCCTAGCAGGACCAGCATATATACTTTGATTAGAACCAGCAGCAGTAACAGAGAACGAACTTATCGGTCCTTGAATACTCATGTTTTTTATCTCCTATAAAAAGGTAGGGCTTTTACACCCTACCTTGGTTAATTGTTATTAC